TGTTGCTTTGTGCTTAGGGAGATCATCAAAAGATTCGCCAGTTGCTGCTTGCCATTTGGTTTGCAGCTTTTCTACAGCATCTTTCTTGGAAAACTCATCAATAGTCTTGGCTTCTGGATCAGTAATAAGAAGATTGCCCGCAACTTCCTCTGCTTGCGCTCCCTTAATGCCAAGATAGGGAGTAAGCTTATCAATAAGGGTCTTTGGAAGGCCCGTAAGATCCGCAAGGTTTCTTGCTCCAAGATCAAATCCGGTAGCAATTGTAACACCAGAATCAGAGCCATCTGCATCAGGAACGTATCCTGTTAAGCGGCCCTTACCTTCTCTTGCGCTAATGAAGTCCCAATCAATATTGCTCATTCGTAAGCCTCTCTGGCAGCATAGACATCAGAATCACCTCGCAGCTCACCATTCATAAACTTAAACAGAATCTCCATATCAGCTCTATCAGAAGGACTCATGCTTCTCTGCAACCCTTCTTCAAATTCATAAAAGGGATTGTTTTCTACAATAAAGTTTAAAACCCTAGAAAAAGTGCTGGGATCTGTCAGGTCTTCATAATTTTCCTGTATCTCTTCCATAGCGCCACTAACAACTACTGATTTCATCATTGGTATGCTCGCCATAAACCTTCTAATTTTGTCATTCTTAACGCTAGAAAGAGCAAGCTGATAAGTGGCGTTTTGCATACTTGAGTTAAACTCAAATCGATAGTCATTTAAAATATTGTACGCCTGATTTGTTTCTGTATCGACAACGCTTACTGTGTACCTTTGATCTCCACCAACGGCAGTGTTGGCATTAAGGATGATAACTCCGTCGCCTTCTAATAGGTCTTTTTGCCTTTTCCCAATCATAAACTCAGGGCCAAGAACTCTTTGACGTATGTCAGAGAAAACAGCTTCGCCAACATCATCTACAGGAACATCTCCAAATGACTTCTTAGCAGCATCATACCAAGGGTAAACAGCCCAGTATGGATTGTTATCAGAATCAATACTTATACCGACTAAGCCATTTCCCTTTCCATCAGCAGACAAATTTACAACAGCGTTCTTAATGGCTTGCTGTAAAGAATCTTTGTCGTATCCAACAATTTGGCCTGTAGCAAATTGATTTTGAACATCAAGCTCAACTAGCCTCATCAAACGATCATCGCCGATATAAGCTTCATCAATATCTCCAGCCATTCCAGAGGGACCGCTACTTCTCAGTCTGTCAATGATGTTCAATTCTCTAGCATCTTTTGTATCTACAAACGGAACAAAGTTATTAACAAAAAAGTCAAAGTATCCCTGACCACTTACAGAATCCTTAAACTCACCTCTAATTGCAGATCTTAAGTCAGGGTAAGCATTATCAAGATTGTTCAAGACTCTCCTTACGCTATTGGTTGAGTCGCCAGCAGTAGCCATTGCGTCACGATAAGCAATCCTGCCCTTGATAGCAGCTATTTCGTAATTCCCAACATTGATGCCTTGCTCCTTCATAATACGACGAGCAATTAGCTCAGGCATAGCAAGATCAGTAGAGCCACCATCAGCTGTGCCTCTTTTTATGCTCTCAAATATTTTATTAAATATCTGAAGCTTTGTTACAAAAGCTTCTTCTGAAAGATGTGCAGCACCATTAAGATCTGCCAAACCCTCCTGAAGCTCAGCAGGAAGGATCTTGTACTTAAGAAAGAATTTAGTTGCTAACTCAAAGTTCTCCTCCCTAACTTCTGGGTCTGAGTGGGTCCAGATTGATCCAGTTTCGTCAGGAATAAACCTTGCACTCACATTGCTTTGCAAAAGAGATATTTGAGTTTTACTTGCGGTGCCATTTTCAACAGCGGCCCTAGCAAGGAAAAGATTTTTATTCTTTTCAATGTAAGACTTTCTTTTAGTCAGGTATCCGTTGACCATGGTCTGATAAGCAGAACGAGTCATAACTGCGCCATCGCCAGTTCCGACATAGCCCTTTTCTTCCAGAACCTTTAGCTGGTCATTTAGCCACTGTTCAGTAACAGAAAAATCTCCAGATGGCCCAATCTTTGACCTAATGAAAGCAATAGAAGAATCGCCTTTTTCCTTCATGGATCCAGTAACGTCTTCATTGTATTCTTTTAACTCAGCATCTAAAACGCTCTGATATGCAGATATAAACTCTGTATACTTAGCTGCCGGAAGCTTCCCATTTTCCCACATAGATATAATGCCAGCTCTATTGCCGAGAAGCTCTGACTCTGAATAGTTTTGTGGGTTTTTGATAGGAATCATAAATGTATCAAACATTTCTAGATTTGCAGCTTTTTCGGCAGCTCTAGAAGATGCCGCAGCGTTAGCCAGACTTGATTGATAGCTATTAAAGTGACTTATAAGGGTTTCTTTCTGGGCTGTATTTACAGGCAAAGCCAATATTTCAGTCTTAGAGCTAATTTCTCCAAGAGTTATTGCCAGCCTAGCATCATCATAAACATCACGCTCTGTGTCGTTCTTTTCTTTTTCAACAGCATTCGTAATGGTGGCAAGCTGAGTTAGATGATTACGCATCTCTTGAGCAACAGCGCCGCCATCTATATTCGGATCATCACTAAAATCATTCTCTAGTTTTTGAATTTCTTTAAGAGAGGCAGACAAGCTTCCTGTTGATGTATAGAACCTTTCAATGTGAGCAACTGATGCTCTTGTTGCCACCTTGCCAGCAATAGCCTCTCTCAAAGCATCTATTTGGTCTGGCTTGTATCCAATAGTTCCAAGGGTTTCAAAGGCTTGCTCAATTTCCCCATTAAGATCTGATATCATAGCAGCATGGCCCTGTGCGGCCATGTCATCAACACCAGAACCTTTTGCCGTAATTACAGAAACTCTGTCAGTCAAATCATCAATATGCTCGAGCATTATTCGCTCTTTAGTCTCGTTAGCATCTTGAATCATTGCGGCATTGGCTTGCCCTTCTACCGCAGTAAACTGAGCGACAATATTAGGCATTACATAAGCCATAACCTCGTCTTCAACACCAAGGTTTTCTATGTAGCCATCTAATGCACCACGAACACCATCAGGATCTGAGGGATTAGCAGCCAAGGCTGCCCTCGCAACATTCCTTGCATCAAGGTTAATGCTTGCTGCATATGTGCTAAGAGCCGCCTTTTTATATGCCGCTCTTAGAGATTCCTTTTCGTTGGACCCAAAAACCTGACTCTCAATAGAATCAGAAAGGCTAAGGTTGGTTAAGGGAACAAGATTTTTGTCTTTGTCATATGTAGCGCCAGCAGTTCTGCCAGCAGCCTCAGCTTCTAGTATTGCGGCATTAAGATCGTTCTTACGCATATCAGCGCCAAGATTGTACATCTGAGCAGATATCTGATCGTACTGAGCGGCAGCAGCTTTATAGCCGCTTAGGTTAGGCATACCATTGGGACGAACCCTAGTAGAAAGACCTTCTGTTTTCTTAAAAACCATTACCCGCTCATAATCCTAGCTGCACCAGCTGCTGTCTTTGCAAAACCACCAAGAACGGCCGCTTTCCCAGCAGCTCTTGACCCAGCAGCACTCAATTCATACTTTCTTCTGTTTGCAAGGCCCATAAGCCTTATATTTGCAATGTCCTGATTTGCTAGCTTCTTCTCATCGTCTCCCAGTGCCAATACACTTGGGCTTGTGCCAAGCGCAACACCCTGAGAAGACATGCTTGTACCAAGAGACGCAAGCTGCTTTCTAAGAAGAAGCCTTCTTGCCTCTTCTTGCTGACCAGCTTCAATTTTGGCCATCTCTTTTTGCTCTTCATAAGAACGAGCCTCCATCTCATATGCAGACTTCTGCATATTGGCGGCCTTCATGCTCATCATCAAGCCAGCTACTTGGAGTCCAACACCCATTAGATTTCTACCTCCAACAGCAAGCCATTTAGTGTTAGTGGCAACGGCTGGTCTTGAGTCACTGTGACTGTCCCTTCAGATGACCACCCCAAAAGATAGATCTCTTTTCTATTGCTAATAGGCGTAGGCTCTTGAGAGAAGTCATCTGTAACACGCCTGATTAAAACACTTGTACCTTTTGTTTTTACATCTAGCGATTCATTAAGATCAAGCACAGCCCTTACAATCCGACGCTTCTGACCAACTGATATACCATCTGGTAATGTAAACTCAGGGGGCAGGGTCGTCATTGTGGGAGTGTAGTTAATCCCAATCTCTACATTATCAACGGGTGTCGTAAGCGTAAGCTGCCCAGATCCGTTGGTGGTGTATGTCCCTAATGAGTAGTTGCCAGACTTAACAACAACTTCTGTACTGGGCAAATGGCTAACAGTCCAGGTTGTTATCGCAGATCCATTTGTTTGTTTTGATGCTGCATCAATATGATATTCGTTATCAAGAAGCTCTAGGAAGGTCTTTGTCTGGCTGTTGATTGTGCGCTCAACAACAACAAAGATTTGCCTGTTTACATTAACAACATTCTTAAATAGGCCATTTGTGGTGTACTCAGCCCATCCCTGAAGAGACTCTTTACGAATGCTAACCATGACTGGCATTTTGCCAGCAGAGTTTACTGTATACAGATATGCTTCTACCTGATCCGATGCTTCACGTTGGGCTACCATATCAACTGGCGATCCAATCATATGCTGAGACAGCAACGTAAGAGCATCTGAGTTGTAGGCTTGGCTAAGGTCAGAGTAAACAAACTCCCTGACAGCACCCTTGGATTTGGTCAAAAAGACCAATGCGCCATCAAACTCAACTGGAGAAACATCCCCACTGCCATAAGATGTCTGGCGCTTAATCGCTATTGTGCTTGGAGTCAGCGGCCTGTTTTCAGTCGTCGGGACAAAGAGTTCAGCTTCAGACGTAAAAATCGATAAATGACGGAAAGATTGAATCGTCTTGATTTCAGAGACTTGGTTCTCTGCAATCTGGACTTGAATTGATTCATCATCAAGACCTGTCCCCACATCAAAATTAAAAAACTCTCCAACCTTTGACATAAACAAACTATTGGGAAGATCTTTTGATCCACCAAATATCAAGCGCTGATCGTGAAAGGCCACGCTTCTGGCATAACCACGCTGAGAGCAGAATACTTGTTCTTTCCAAGTGTCTCTAGCATTTGTGTTTGCTACAGCAGCGCTGAATGTTCCCACAACTTCTGTTGTAGAGGTAAAGCCAGTAATGGATATATGAACAACAGTTCCAGCAGAGTCGGCATACTCAATCTTGTCGCCTACATCATTTGCACTAAAAACGGCTGAGCTTGCAGTAAATGTCTGTGAATGAGTATTGGTATTCTGGGGCGTAATGGTTATTGATGGAGACGAAAACCTAAAATAGGGCTGAAAAGTTTTTCCATCTGCTGAGTCAAAAGCGTAATCAACACGGGCAAATGTATCTACCGCTGTCCTGGTAATCTTCTGCATTGCCATATCTGGATGAACAACAATCATCGTATCTCCAGACTGAGACACCTTCAGCTTACTAATCATCGCTGTAGTCCAAGGACAGGATGTAATAGTCTGAACGATTGTTGTTGGGCTTGAGGCGTCAACTACTTCTAACTTTGTGTTAGAAAATAGAAGAATGTAGGCTTCATCCTCATCATAGATGTAGGGTTCTACCTGATAAGCTGTGTTTGTAATTGTCTGTAGATACCGAAGGCCACCTCTACGACGAATACCACCTTGCGAAAGAATACGGTAGTTCTCAAGATCCTTTACACCATTCTTATAGGCATTGGAGTCCACTCTCGATGTAAAGAGTGGGGTTAGCTCTCCAGATGTAAAGTTAGTGTAGAAGTCTCTGAGCAGGGCCATTCATTTCAAACTTTCTTAAAGAACTTTTCAACTGCCTTGCCAATGAGTCCTGTAGTGCTGGGAATCCCACCACCACCACCTCTGCCCATGGTTTTTTTAAAATTCTTTGTAGCTTCCTTCATTGACTTACCATAATCAATTTTGTTTGTCGGAATGCCTGTAGGGCTTTTTTCATAAATAGATTTTACGCCAAGGGTACGAAAGTTTCTTAAAAGATCATTTTTTACTTTAGGATCTTTTAATTTTGCTTGAACTTGTTGGCGCTCCCATTGCTTATAAACTCTGTCACGAACCTCAAAAGAATCATTCTGATTTATATGAAGCTTTCCCTGTTTATCAATGTGACTAGTTTTATTGGACATTATGTACCTTCGATTTCCTGATAAATTCCATTGCCAAGTCTGGCACGATGGAATCTGCTCAATCGTAGACCTTGTGTTGTTACCTGCTGGCTATCCCTTGCCTTTGCACGACGGAACTGTGCGTCAGCAAGTGTAGTGTATGAGCTTGCAACATCTGCTTTGCGTGTCACTGACAAAGCCAAAATGGATGCAAGTCTGAATATCGTCCACATGGTAAATGTCGGAGGCCAATACTGTGTCTCAGGCCTGAATACATAGTTAAGAACAACTGTGTCTTCTGCCTGTGCATTGATGTAAACATAACGCTCATAGATATCATAACGCTGTGGCACATCATCGATAGTGACAGTTATGACTTGTAGAGTATCTGGATTAGTCGGAAGCGCATAAGCAGCATCCCACCGATCAACAGGAACGTCAGTCAGCCTAGAAAGCGTTTGCTGCCCTGT